CAACGGCAAGACCGAACTGCTCGCGGCAATCGCCTTGGCTGAACTTGCAGGACCGAAGGCGCCCAAGTCTCCGAACATCCCTATCGCCGCCGCGTCATTCGAGCAGGCTGACCTCCTGTTCGGCACCGCTCGGATCATGCTCACGCAGGGTCCACTCGCCAAACTCTTTGAGGTCTACGACACCGAGATCCTCATCAAAGATCGACCAGGGCGCATGTACCGCGTAGCTGCAGCGGCAGGCACCAACGACGGAGGACGTCCGACCTGCTTTATCGCTGACGAGTTGCACGAGTGGACTGGGAACAAAGAGCGCGTGCATCTCGTTCTATCTAACTCACTCGCCAAGCGCGCAGAGGCGCTGGAACTGAACATCTCAACGGCAGGGTCAGACGAGAACACCCTGCTCGGTCGCATGCTGACCTACGGCAAGCGCGTCGCCTCCGGCGAGCAGTCCGATCCAACCTTCCTGATCGAGTGGTGGGCTGCAGCCGATAGCCACGACCTAGAGACCGACGAAGGTCGCAGAGCTGCACTGGAACAGGCGAATCCATCCGCACCTGCCTTCGTTGACGTTGACAGACTCCTCGCACGCGCCGCTGAGGTTCCGATCCACGAGTGGCAGCGCTACCATCTCAACCGCTTCGTGCAGCCGCCAGACCGCTGGATCGGCGCAGAGGCGTGGATGAAGCTGGCAGAGCGCACGAGGGTGCTCGTACCAGGCGAGCGAATCAGCGTGGGCTTTGACGGCTCGTACGCCAGAGACGCGACCGTGATCACCGCCTGCACGATGGACGGCCACATCTTCCTCATGCGCGCATGGGAGAAAGCCGTCACCAACCGCGACCCTGACTGGACCGTGCCGCGTGGTGAGGTGGACGCCGTGATCGACCAGATTATGAACACCTACGATGCGACCATCTTCGCCGACCCTCCAGGCTGGGCGTCAGAGATTGAGGAGTGGTCTCACCGCTACGGAAAGCGCGTCGCCGTCTTCCCTACCGCCACCATTGAGCGCATGGGTCCAGCCGTTGACCGGTTCTTCACCGCCGTCGCAACCGGCGAAGGGCTGCGACACGACGGCAATCCTCTACTCGCTCGGCACATCGCCAACGTCCACACGCGCCTGACGCGCTATGGGCAGGTCTTGACCAAGGCATACAAGGCGTCACCTGACCGCATTGACGCGGCCGTGTCAGCCGTCGTAGCCTTCCAAGGTGTAAAGTTCATGCAGGTTGAACCAAAGCAGACAGCGAAGGTGGAGTGGATAAACCTATGATCAGCAACATCTTAGAACTTGTGGGTGCGGCACTTGTGATCGGTGGCATCGCGCTACTCTCTCTCCCATTGGGACTCATCGCACTCGGTGCGGCTGTTGCCGCTATCGGCTATACGCTAGGAGATCGTAAGTGAGCATCCTCCGTCGCATCCTTGGTGAGACTCGCGCCGTAGGCGGCACATGGATCACAGACAATCAGCCACTCGTCTCATCTGCCGGTGTCGCAATCAACAGCCAGACGGCACTCTCGATCGGCGCATACTATGCAGCCGTCAAGCTGTACGCCGACACTGTTGCGAGCCTCCCTTGGGATACCTACATCCGCATTGACGGCACACGACGGCCATACCGACCGTCACCGTCTTGGCTCTCCACTCCACAACCAAACAATCCGAACTTCACTGGCTTTGACCTGAAGCATCGCATGGTCTCGTCACTCCTCATTGACGGCAACTGCTTCGTGCTCTTCATCAAGGGACGCAACGGCGACATCGTTGAGATGCGCGTGCTAGATCCGCAGAAGGTCAGCATCAAGAGCGTTGACGGCGCACCGATCTACACCGTTCAGGGTGATGACAATGTCGGCGTGGAACTGACGTCAGACGCCATCCTGCACATCCCACTCTTTGCCACAGGATCTGCACTCCGCGCACCTTCGCCGGTGGAGCAGCACCGCACCACCCTCGGACTCGCATCCGCGACGCAGTTGTACAGTGCGAAGTTCTACGAGCAGGGCGCTGCTCCGTCGGCAGTCATTCGCATCCCAGGGGAACTGACACAGGATCAGGCTGACTCACTCCGCAACTCATTCAGCCGACGGCACGAAGGCATTGAGAAGATGCACAAGATCGCGGTGCTCACTGGTGGCGCAGACTTCCAGCAAATGAGCATGAAGATCAGCGACATGCAGCTCGTTGAGACGCTCCACTGGGGCGTTGAGAGCATCGCTCGACTCATGGGCGTACCGCTGCACCTCTTGCAGTACCCAGGCGGCAACGCCTCCTACAACAGCGTTGAGATCGTCAGCATTGAGTGGCTGCGACTCGGACTCGGACCACTCGTCGCTCGCCTTGAGGCAGGGCTTCAGCGACTCGTGCCAGGTGCCGATCAGACCTTCATCAAGTTCACACTTGACGGACTGCTCCGACCTACGACCAAGGAGCGCTACGACGCCTACGCCATCGCACTGAACAACGGCATCCTCTCGCTGAACGAGATCCGAAGGCTTGAAGACCGCGCCGATGTTGACGGTGGTGACGAGCACTACAAGGCACTGAATATCGGAGTCGTTGGTCAGTGATCGAGATCTACGACATTGACGGAACGCTCACGACGAGCGGCGACACTCCACGTCAAGACCTGATCGACTACATCAAGACCGATGTGCAGGACGAGGGCGTCCGCATCTTCATCGTCAGCGGCCGCGCAATCAGCCGGCTTGAAGAGACTGAGAAGTGGCTGCGCGATAACGGCGTGCCATACGAGCAGATCTATCTGAACGACTTCAGCGAGACGCCAGGACCAAACGTCATTGAGGCGTTCAAGGCGTACAAGTACGCCAAGATCGTTGAGGAGTACGGACTGGAAGAGATCGGCTATGTCGTTGACGATTCAGCCGAGGCTCGCAGCAACGCAGAAGGCATGGGCATCAAGGCATACACCGCGCAGGAGCTACTCGCGGCTGAGGCTGAACACGGAGCAGAGGATGAAGAGGAATCCGCTGAGGATCGTGCCGTCTACGAGGTTCCTGACTACATCCGAGAAGCTGCACGCAAAGGTCTGGAGTGGCACGAGCAGGGTCTCTCTGGTGACGGCTTGCAGCCTGAGACCGTCGCAGAGGCACGCGAACTGGCTGATGGCCGCGCTGACACCGACAAGGTGATCCGCATGGCGGCATGGATTCGCCGCCACCGATCTGACTGGGAAGGCGTGCCACAGAACAGCGACCGAACCAATGAAGACTTCCCAGGAGCAGGTGCAGTTGCAGGCTTCCTCTGGGGTGTGGAAACGACAGATCCAGAAGGCGCTGATCGCGTAATCTCGTGGGCAGATCGCCTTATCGAATCTGAAGACAGGGAGATTGTTGACATGAAAGAGAAAGAAGTTCGCTCACTGCCGATCGGCGAGTTCCGACTTGGCGAGGCAGGAGAAGACGGACAGCGTACGTTCACCGGCTATGCCGCAATCTGGTACAGCGCGTCCGAGGGGCTTCCATTCGAGGAGCGCATCGCGCCAAACGCCTTCAAGCGTTCACTGGCTCGCGCTACCGCTGGACAGAAGATCATTGCGTTCCTCTTTGGGCATGATGAGACACGCGCACTCGCCACAACCGCGAGCGGCCGTCTGCAGCTTGCAGAGGACGAGACTGGACTTCGCGTAGAGGCGAAGTTGGACCCAGCCGATCCAGATGCAGCCAAGGTCATCTCCATGTTGACGCACGAGAGTGCGGCCGCAGGCATGAGCTTCGGCTTCCAGAAGATTCAAGACACGTGGGACGGCAACAACCGGACGATCAAGGAAGCGAATCTCTTTGAGGTGAGCATCTTGGCGGCTGGTGGTCAGACACCTGCATACCCTGCAACGCTCGGCTTGACCGCGATCCGACAAGTCACTGCGCCAAAGATCGGCGTAGAGGCTGAGGCGCTGGTTGCCACACTCGAAGCAGTCAAGGCTGGACGCGAGCTGTCCACCGAGGAGTTGGCTGTCATTGACGCTGTCCGATCCAAGTTGGCACCAAAGCAGGTGAAGGTCATTGACCCAACCGTTGCGGCGGCGCTGTTGACCTTGGAGTCGGCAGAAGGTGACGCACTCTAGGTCTCGTGCCTGCGCCCCACCGCCCCAAGTAGGCGAGTCCGCGTTAGAGCAACCCACCGAGGAGAGCAAAAAACAAAGAGTCCGGCTATGTCCGGAGAAAGGAAGTGGACACTATGTCCGACTTCGCAAATCTCGCTGACAAGCGAGCAAACCTCTTGACGGAGGCACGCGGCATTGCCGTTGAAGCCGCTGACAAGGGAATCGCCCTGGAGGGCGAAGACAAGGCGCGCTTCGAGAAGCTCGTCGCAGAGGCTGGTACGCTTGCCGAGGCGATGAAGTCCGAGAAGAACGCTACCGAAGCACGCAAGGCTGCAGACGAGGCTCGCGCCGAGTTCGCCGCTGTTGTGTCGCCAAAGGCTCCTGCCGCGAAGAGCGACTCCGATCGACTCCGCGCCATCGGTATGTCCGGTGGTTCAGAGACGTTCGAGTACCGCGACGTGACCAAGAGCAGCAACTTGGGTGATCCAGTTGCCGTGTTCCCACGTGTGAACGTGGTTGCAGGCCAGATCAACCCATTCATCAACCCAGACGTGGTTGATGTGATTCAGGTTGCGACCGGCAACGCGATCAAGTTCCCACGAGCAACTGCTCTTGGGACGGCGACCGCTCCTGGCGAGGCTGGGACGATCACCGAGAGCGACCCAACGATGGGTACGCTCCAGCTCTCACCTAGCGGCTACAAGATCCTCGTACAGGTCTCGGAAGAGCTTGTCGAAGATGCAGCCTTTGACATCGCAGCGTTCATTGCGGACGCCGCTGGTCAGGAAGTTGCAATCGCTCACGGAGCAGCCGCTGGTACCGCCGTCGTGACGGCCGCTGGTTCAGGCGTAACAGGTGCGACCTTCGTGCCTACGTATGCCGAGCTAGTGTCCCTCCAGTATGCGGTTAAGCAGCAATATCGATCGGCTCCAAAGGCCGGTTGGTTGATGAGCGATGCGACCCTCGGAGCAATCCTTGGAATCACATCGTCTTCAGTACCGCTGTTCCAGCCAGGTGGTCAGGGTGGCGTTGATCGTCTCCTTGGCAAGCCTGTCTACACCGCGTCAGGGATCGCTGACATTGGTGACGATGCGAAGCCAATCCTGTTCGGTGACCTCGGACAGATCAAGACCGCGCTTGTCGGTGGCATCCGTGTGGATGTAAGCCGCGAGTACGCGTGGAACCTCGGCCTTGTCTCGTACAAGGTTGAAGTTCGCGGCGCGACCGGCCTTGCCCAGGCTTCTGCAGTCAAGTACTACGCCTGCAACTGATCTAATCAGTAGCAACGCATAGTTAGTGGTGAAGGGGAGTCGCTTCGGCGGCTCCCCTGATCCGCAAGTAAGGAGACCACATGCTTGTCAAACTCAGGAAGCGCCGAGGAGAGTATCCGACCGGCTCGATCGCTGACCTCCCACAAGAGGAGGCTGAGGGCTTGATCGCCTTCGGTCTGGCAGACCATGTGCAAGATGTCGACGTAGAGGCACCAACGCGCCACGTAGAGCGCGCCAAAGTATCAAAGGCTATGAGGACTGCCACCCTGCCTACAGCGACCGCCAGCGTGTCGGAAATCGTGGAGCCTGAGGCGTGAGCCTAGCTGCTTCAGCGGTGACGATCACCACCAGCCCAACGCTCATTGCGACTGGCTTGACTGGCGCGTCATGGGTTTATGTTCACGCGCCAACCGGCGGCAACACCATCTTCATCGGACCATCAACCGTCACGGTTGCAACTGGGCTTGAACTGCCTAAGGGCGAGTTGCACGAGTTCTGGCTCGCCGAGACTGACAAGCTGTACGGTATAGTCGCATCATCAACACAATCGCTAATGACCCTACAGTCAGGAGGTCGCTAAATGTCTTACGCAACTCTCGCGCAGTTCAAGGCTGCAGTCGGCATCACTGACAGCACCGATGACGCCGCGCTACAGAACGTACTCGATGCAACCGACACGCTGATCGACCTGCACTGCGACCGAAAGACCGGCTTCGGCACCGCGACCGAGACGCGCTACTACACCGCTGAGGACTATCAGTACGTCTTGACCGATGACCTCGTGAGCGTCACCACGCTGCAGACCGACGATGACGCCAACGGCACCTACGAGACCACGTGGACGGCGAACACTGACTTCATGTTGGCTCCTGCAAATGCCGCACTTGATGGCTTCCCATACACCGAGATTGACACGAGCGTCTCATGGCCGCGCAACTTCCCAAAGGATGTCTATCGCGGCGTCAAGGTGCTCGGCGTGTTCGGCTTCCCTAGCGTTCCTGCCGCTGTCGTGCAGGCAGAGATTATTCAGGCTGGCGCAGTGTGGTCTTCACGCACTTCGCCATTCGGCGTGATCGGCTCCGCTGACCTCGGTGGCATCCTGCGCCAGACACGCGCACTGCACCCTGAAGCTGCGCTGATCTTGGAGCCATACAGGAAGCGCAACGGCTTGGCTCGATGACCGACCTGACGATTCTTGACGCGCTCGCAGCTCGTCTGGAGGCGGCAACAGATCCTGCCGGATACACACTCCGAAAGGCGTATGCCACACCACCAGAGAACCTGCCAGTCGTGCCATGCGCCGTCCTCTTCCCTGGCGACGATTCAATCACCGTCGGCAACGGCAATCGCAGCACCGTCCTGACGGTCGCCATCCGCATCTACCTCCTGCCAGTCCCTCGGATGGAGGACAAGTACCGCGACCTCTACACTTGGCGCTCATGGCTACGCACCGTGTTTGACGGCGCCGTGACGATTAGTGGAAATGCCGTGCAGGTCGCAGTCACTGCGACTAGACTCGGCACAGATACGTATGCCGATCAGGACTATCTGACGGTTGAAGCAGATGCGGAAGTGACGGTCTTTGATACCGTGACCTTCACCGCGTAGAGCAAGGAGAACAGGACATGCCAAGCTACGGCGCAAAGGCTCTCACGCGAATCGCTACCGCGTCCCAGTCCGCGTTCGGAACTGCGGCCGCAATCGGCACAGCACTCGGCGAGATTCTCTTCACTGAGACCACAGGTGCGCTCGACCTCGGCGTGACCGTTGACCTCGGAGAGACCACTTCAGTCGGCAAGCGCACAGCGATTCAGGCAACGCGACCAACGATCACCGGCAGGCAGCCAGTGCTCACGATCGCAGAAGGTCCTGCATCCATGCGAACCCTTCCTCTGATTCTTGATGCCGTTGGCGCCTCCGTCACTGGCTCTGGTCCATACACCTGGACTTGGTCGCCAACACAGGGCGACGTTGACACGCTCGTCTTCTACTCGTTCCTCGTTGAGGATGGCGTGCAGAAGTATCTCGTGCGCGACGCAGCTCCAACAGAGATCACCTTCTCGGCTGACGCGAACGGTCTGCTCCAGGCTGGTGCAACCTTCGCTGCAACGACTGCAGCAACATCCGCACTCGCTTTCCCAACAGCACTGCCAGTGCAGCCGATGCTCGCTGGGCGCCTGTTGAAGTTGAGCACCGACACAAACTTCCCAGACAAGGCAGGCACTGGCGCGACCGACTACACGTCGATCACCGCGTTCAGCCTCACGATCACAACTGGCGTGGGCATGATCACAGCGCTCGATGGCAGCCTCACGGCCGCAACCGCCGCGCTGACCGGCTCGCTGGATGCAACGCTCACCTTGACGGTGG